TTTCCAAGGCCCATTTGCAAATTTACTTCTATCATAATGCCAAACTGACCTATGGCCTAATTCAGGTTTGGATGGTACCTCAAGAAATTCTTGAGTGTATACTTGCCATGGGATGGCATCTTGTTCTTTTGGTCTACCTCTACTCATATTATAGGTTTTTATCTATTTTATTATGTAAATTGGATTCGGCATAATTAACTTTACCATACTTATCTTGTACCCGCACATTATTCCCCTTATGCATTATACCTGTATTATTTTTTATAGATTCAAATAAAAAATTAGTATAGGCTTTAGATTGTTTAAATATGATTTTAAATGGCTTATTTTCTACTTTAAAAGTAAATTCACCTCCATACTGTTCAAATTTCTTGCATAGTGTTTTTTGTGCAGATGTAAAGTAATTCTTTTTAAGGAATAATAATTGTTTTTGCTCTAATTTGTTCATAACCTTTATTTTTAAATTAATTAAATTGTATTTTTACCGTCTGGGGAATTATATTTAGTTGAAACTAACTCACTAGCTAATTCAGTAATCTTACAATCTCCAATTTGCCAACCTTGTTTTTTAATTTCTTTAATTAAAGCACCCATTGATGCAACTCTAACATTGTTGTTTCTTTTTTTCTTAACATTTGTAATTTGATAAAACATAAACCTTTATTTTTAAATTAATTAATCGTTCGACTCATTCGAACACGTGAAGATACGAACTCTCCTCCGGGTAACCAAATTTAACTGCGCTTACCTTTTTTTGTTTTATATTCATTAATTGGCATGCTCATTGTGGGGTGTAATCCACTATTGTCCCTTTTTTCTGCTATTATTTGTCTATATATAGGTGATTCCATTTCACACCCATAGTATGTTCTTTTTTTTCTCATATTATTTACCTCTTCCGGCTTTTTTAACACTGTTTGTTTTAACAGCTTTGCTTTGTTTATTCGCCTTAGATTTACCTTTTGTGTTTACTTTATTGTCGTTTTTACTTGAAAAAAATTTACTACTCATAATTTTATTTTACTATTCTTATATTAGGTCCCCACTTAAGTTGGTTGACTATTCTATTCTTTATTGTTGTCCATTGTTTATCCTCTATTGCAAAATTGAACTGTATAATATCAAAATCTCTATTTTCACCTATACACTCATAACGTATTCCCTTATATTGAAATACATATTTTTCTTCTATGTCGTGACTTGAACAACTCATTTTATATCTTCTTTTTCACATTTACGGTTAAATAAATCTTCATTAATGTCCTTCTCTTCAACATTAATTGGCATTTCATCATCACCAAATAAAGGTGCTGTGTATAATTGATAGGTTATCCATACCCATACAACTATAAATGATATTACTATTATTTCTATAATCATTTTTCTACTGATTTAATATGTTTACAGCGTCTGTCTTTTGCTCTCCATGTACCCGGACAATTACAGCTGTATTTGCGTGTACCATCTACAGATACGTGTTCTTTCGTGGTATAAAGTTTGTCATTGCTGGATGATTTAAATTTATGTTCAATCACTTCGGCTCGTTTAACTTTAGGTTTTATCCACTTTATGTCATTTAATTCTGTTTCAGGTAATACTTCTATCCAACCCGGAACAATGTATTTTTTACCAGTTAAAGTAAGTAAACTGGGTGGGTTAAGTTCGTGTGTATATTCATATTTGAATACTCTAACACCAATATAACCACCTAAACCCTTGGGATTAATACCAAATGCTTTACCATTAGGCCAAGATATTATTCTTGTTCTAATGTTGCCATGTTTGTTGTAATTTGAAAATTCGTATAGCATAACCTTTATTTTATACGTGAATATACAAAAAAAATATGTGATATCCTAATTTAGTTTAATAAGTCTTTATCTGGTTTTGTTGCTAAGTCTAAAGCTATAGCAAAACAAAGTGATTTTAATTGACCAGCATTATGTACTGCTAATAAATCCTCATCTGTCATAGCATCCAACAAGGATAAAGGGGATAGATACATTTATTATAATTTAGTTATAGTAGCATCTGGCCAACTTCCTATTTGCATTTCTTCATTAATAAGTAAATCTATTCTGTCTGTATATCGTTTATTCATTTTATCCATTACAACGTATACACCATCATATGTTGTTCCCTTAACAACCACTTTAGTACCTTTTGGGTATTCCACTAATAAGTCTCTAGAGACTGCTATTATTTTATGTTTATATGGGTCTTCTAAGTCTAATTCAAACATAAAAGCGGTATGTCCAGGATCGCTATTTGTTTGAGCTGGGACCGCATTATATACTGTAGCATGTACCTTCTTTTGTGCTGTAACGTTAAGTGATAATAAAATAATTGCAATAGTTAAAATATTTTTCATATTAAAATTTTTTTAGTTATTTCGTAAGTAATCTAAGGCTTCTGTTATTTTTTGACATCGTTCATAATCTTCAAATTTTTCCATCACTTCAAGATTTTGTTCTAATGTTTCAACCATATCAGGACGTTCAATCATAACATCATAAATTAAATCATCATCTTTAGTAGTAAATTGAACAACAGGGATATTTTTTCGTTTAGTTTTAAGGTTTTCAAGTGCAACATCTACAATTATATCCGAAATGGCTTTATTACCATCTATAAATGAGATATTTAATTCCTCTGTGGTATTCCATTCTAGCTTGTGTTTAAATTTCATATTAAAAGTTTTTTAAGAAATCACCTTTGATTTTCTTATCCCGTAATTTACGAAACTTTTCATCGGCAGCCAAACATTTTGTGGCAAGTCTTTCTAAATGTTTAGATTTTTGATTATCATAGTCTTTGACTAACTTTTGATGTTTTTTATCTATGGATCTAGCTTTTTTCATTATATTCTACTTATGTATTGGTTAGGATCGTCATCATCATCTCCATCTAAACCTAATTCTTTTAAACGTTGTAAATGATAAGAATCGACCTCCCATTCAATTTTATCAGTAGTACCAAAGTGTTCCTGGTGAGATTCAATTTGTTTAACATCCTTATCTGTAAATATGTCTCCAACTGTTAGGAAATAGTGATTGTAACATAATAATTCAGTATTACTTTTACTATAATTAGACTTATTGTTATCTTTAAAGTGTAATAATAAAGGTATTTTATAATCGAGTACCCTACGTTCCTTAAAACTACACATAGAGCATTCTTCTAATAAATATCCCTCTTCTATAAGTCTATACTTAATTTTTGCGGGTGAAAATGAAGAAGCATTTACTCTTCCTTCAATTATATCTAACAATGCCGGGTCTTTCTTCCCATTATTTAAAAACTTAGGGATACCTTTCCCACTTTGGTTTTTATGGTCAGCAAATAATTTATATAATTTAGCGTACCTTTTATAATGTTGATATGAAACATGAAGGTACCTTGCAGCCGCCATATTCGATAAAGTTTTCGATTGGGCAGCTACAATTTGCTCTTTAGATAAAGGTTTTGCCTTAGGCATTAATTTTTAATTTTATCTGGGGAATTGATGATTGTAAATGGTCCTTGTAAGTTACGTTCAGAGTTATCTGTATCTAACATTTCAATTTTAGATGTATTTTTCTCACCACGTTCCTTAGCGGTTGCTATTACAAATTGCTCATATTGGTCTTCCTCCATTATTATAGTTTCGGTCCAAGTATGGTCACCTGTTCCCCTCATTACAGGTATCCCCCGTTTGCTTCCTACTGTGGAGCAATTTACACACACTTTATATCCATACTGAGTTAGTCGTAACTCAGGCATGTCTTTTTTACACTTAATACAGGGTATCATTTTTATGTTCATATTATTGTATTTATTTTAATAAATATACGATAAATTTTTAGGGTACCCTAATTTATATTACAGCTCTACCTTTCATTTTTTCCCAATCTTTATTATTTCGCACCTCATTATTTTTTTCATTAGTACTAATTAATATTTCAGGAAATATTCCTAAATTTTCAGCAACTGATATGAGGGCTTGGACATCTTTTGGAAAACAATGACCACCATAACCAAAATCCCCATCTGGCCCTGGTACATTCCAATGTGATTTTCCTAAACGTTCGTCATAACAAGCATATTCAATTACCTTATCATAATCAACATCTAATCCCTCACATATTTGATACATTTCATTTGCAAATGATACTTTAGTAGCTAGGAAGCTATTAGTAACATATTTAATCATTTCAGCATATGTTGAATCAGTTTTAACTATAGTTGCTTTAGGAAACACTTTAGAATATATAGTTTTTAATTTAGTAGTACCTTTTCTAGGCCCGCCCAATATAATTCTAGTTTGATTTTCAAAATCATTTACTGCATTTGCTTCAGTTAAAAACTCAGGATTAAATACAATGTTTAAACTAGGAAATTGTTCATTCCATTTTGCTACTGTGCCTGGGGGTACTGTTGATTTGATTACTACTATTTTAGCAACACCAAATTCAAATACACGTTTAATGGCTGCTTCAACTATATTTATATGGCAGCTACCATCTGGGTTCATTGGTGTTGGTAAACAAATAAATACTACTTCGTTATCTAATGTTTTTTGTTCATTACTATTACAATACACCATACCTTTTATATCAAAGGTTTTAACATCGTAATAATTTTTAAATTTTTGGTAAATGGCATTACCAACAAATCCTTGACCTATTATTCCTATTTTCATATTATTTATTTCTCCAGAATGAATAAATACCTTTTTCTAACTCATAACTGGGCCATACAAAACGTTCTCTCATAGGTTGTTTTTTAGCCCATTCCCACATTTCAGTTAAACCCTCTTTTAACGAAGTTTTATGTTCAAAACCTAATATATCAACTGATTTTTGGTATGTTGGTATTGAATGTTTTACTTCATGTCTTCCTTCTAAATGAACCACTTTTTCAGCACCCATTATTTCTTTTAATACTTCAGCTGCTTCCTTTATTGAATATTCTTCAATACCACCTAAGTTAATGGTTTCCTTACTAGCTTCAGGCCTTACAGCTGCATTCCATAGAGGTTCTAATGAGTCATCTATATAACTAAATGCCCTTGTTTGTTCCCCATCTCCAAATATAGTTAGGGGTTGATTATTTAAATACTGGAACATCCATATACCTAGTACGTTTCTATACTTATCCCATATATTTTGTTTAATCCCATATACATTATGAGGTCTAATAATACAATAATCTAACCCATGTTGTTCGTTGGCAATTTGAATATCCATTTCACAAGCATATTTTGCAACCCCATAAGGGTCAATTGGGGATTGTTGTTGTGTTTCATCAAATATACCTCCACTACCATGACCATATACGGCTAAAGTTGAGGTAAATACCAATCTTTTAACGTCAGTTTTTATGCACTCATTGACTATGCGGGCTGTAGACTTTAAATTGTTATCATAATTGAAACTACGGATAAATGGTGATAAACCCTCAGCAGCATAAGCAGCAAAATGAAATACATAATCAAATTTATTTACTTCAAAGCAATTTTCAATTGGGTGGTTCACTAAATCCATTTGCCAAAAATCAACTTTAGGGTTGATGTTTTCTTCAAAACCACCACTTAAGTCATCTATACCTACCACCTTGTATTCTGGTTTATTTTCTATTATCCAGTCAGCTAATCTACTACCTAATAATCCCGCAACTCCTGTAATTAATACTTTCTTACTCATATTTTACCCCAATCTGTTAAAGGTGATAACCAAGCTGTTTCCCCATGGGTTGAATAACCTGGTATCGATGTTATTAATAATTTATTTTGTTCTCGTAATTCTAGAAACATTTGAAAATCATTTGGATGTGTTCCTGATGTATGTTTTCTAAGTATGTCTTCATTTTCTTTTAATGTACTAACTTTAGCAGCAAATGTCATAGTTGTACTATTTGTTATCTTCCAATGTACGGAATCTGTCTTGTATACCCTAGTATCTTCAGCACCACCTTTACAATATGGGTTACCACCTTGTTCTGGTCCAATATATTTGTCTGGGTGGTCATATAATGATACAAATGATGCTCCTAATTCAAATGCTTCTTGAATTATTTTTAATGAATCTGGTTTGTGTAAATAATCATTTTCTATAAAGTAAACAATTTCATCATCGTTATAAGTCAAGGCCTTATCTAACGCTAAATTAAATGTTGCTGCTCCATTACCCTTACTTACATATTCTACACCATCTTTTGTAATGTATTTCTGTATCATATCATTAGTCTCGGGTGAAGTATTATCTGCTATAACATAAAAAATAGCCCCTTCAAGTACTTTTGTAGCATTTGCTAGACAATTTTCATTGTTGATATAATCAGGTTTTACTTTACTATAACCAGTATCTGATATTCTATAAATTATTCTCATTAATTAAATTTTATACCCTTTATAGTTAAGCCATTTTTAGGATTATGACTATTGTTTTCAAATAGTTGAGGAGGAATACCCCACTTATACATAAAAGTTTGTGCTGCTGGGTTTTCAGATGCCTTAAACCTATCGGCTTCTTTCCCGTTTTTAGTTGCTGAACTACCAAAGTGGTATAAATGTGCTCCTAATGTTCTAGCAAAATTAAACCCAATTAAGTCTAGTTTTAAGAAAAAATCCCAATCACAAATAAATGGAGAATTATACATTGTGTCAAACCCACCAACAGCCAAATAATATTTTTTATACATAGCAAATGGGAATATTCCACCTTCAGTTGTTAATTCATCTTCTTTAATTGAATCTTCATACTTAATAAATTCATTATATTTAAATTCTTTAGGTGTACGACCAAAATCTTTAACTGGGAAGTTAAATATACCAGGCCCTGTAGGTTCAATTTGGTTTAATGTTAATATTGTTCTTTCACCAAAATCTGTTTCGATCTCTAGATCAAAGTCTTTACAAAAAACATTATCATCGTTTACAATGAATATTTTTTCATTAGTAGCATTCATTACACCTAAGTTAAGTGCTGTTTGCATACCTTGATTTTGACCTAAATCTAAGACACTAATATTTTTTTCATATTTGTCTAAAATATGTTGACTTTCTTCAATAAAACCGTCAACAGCAACTATAATTTCATTCTCATTATGTTGTTGTTCAATACATGACTTTAAACATATATCTAAATATTCTGGGTTTCTGTATGTTGGGATAATTATACTAATCATATATTAAAATTTATATACTATTAATACATCATCAAATCTTCCTTTTACCTCACGTAAATCTATTATTTCACAATTTTCATGTAATTCTTCAAATAGGGGTTTTACCTTATCTAAATTATCTACATCTTCAATTATATAAATTCCACCTTTATTTATTTTATTAGATTTTTTAAACATTTTAAATGTTTGGAGTTGGTCCTGTAAACGGTGTGAACCATCATCTACTACAATATCAAAATTAATGTCTTCAATAATATCTAAAAAAGGATATTGTGTAGCATCCTCAATCCAAATTTTAAATCGTTTATCTTCTTTATAGCCACCAGGCTTAATTACATTACTATATATTTCTCTATCATGTATATCAGCACCATAAATTTTACCTTTATTAAAGAATTTATACCACATCTCTAAAGATTCACCATATGCTATACCAATTTCAAGTAAGTTAGTTATTTTATTTCTATAAGGTGTAAGCAATCTTTCATATGAATCAATATAGGAGTGAGCTGTCCCCTTATCTCCATGCCCTCCCCTTGGGTTTGGATCAGAATGTTCTAAGTAAATTTCATTTAATGTTTTCATAGTGTGTTGTAATAGTTATTTTGTTTTTCCTGGCGTTCAATGTCTTTTGGGTGATATAGAGCTAATTCTTCTTGGGAAGGCAGTGCAGCATAAGATTTATGACCAGATAACACTTCGTGAACTTTATTTTTCCATTTAATTTCTGGTTTGTTTTTCCAAATACGCCATTGATAATCAGGCCAATTTACCCATCCTTTATCATTAACATTCCATCTCCATAAATTAATATGCTCTGATGTTAATCCTTCTACTGTATTTACTCTTGGGACTAAATATACTTCGTTGTCCGGGTTAGATTCTAATATAGCGGGTAGATTTTTTATTAGTGTAAGGTTTGGTAATTCATCAGCATCAATTTGGAATATATAATCTCCTTTACATGCCTTAGTTAATATGTTTTTCCAATTAGCAAAATGTCTATTAAAATTATCTTCAATTAAAGTAATATAATCTTCTGAGCTTAGTTCATGAAGATATCTTAGTAATTCAGATGTTGGTTTATTTTTGGATAAATCAACTAGTACTACGACTTCATCTTGTCTTCTTTTATTATTTAACAATAATGAGAGGAGTCTCTGTATTTCAAGAAACTCATCACATACCGTTATTGCATAACTGATTTTCATATTTAGGCTTCTGGATTTTGTGGTAATGCCCCAATATAATCAAGGGCTTCTATAAAATCACGTTCTTTAAAAGATTTTGCTGATTTCATATCTGGTTTATAATCAAGTTTATTACCCATTTTGTCTTCAATGGGTTCATCTAATTTTACAGCTTTAACTGCCACCCATTCCCATTCTTCTGGGTTTGTTCCACTAGCATAAATCATCCCTAATTCTGGAACATTTACATTAGTAGGTAGCCAAATTAAATCGGTTTTAGTATCTAACCAAGCTAAAGCTTTATATAATTCTGGGAGTAGTTCCATTTGTTCATTGTAGAAGTCAGAATCCACCTTTAATAAAGTATTGGACCAAAAACCACATGATAAACTCATATATTGCGTTATATCTGCGCTTACTTCAATTTTGTAACATAAATCGCCGCCAGATTTAGGACATTCAATTATTTCGTCGTATTGCATGTTTTATAATTTAGGTGTTTGTAAATTAGGTAAAGTTAATTCTACCTTTTTTGCGAATTCTGGTATATTATGTTTTAAAATAGTGCCAACTAGTTTACTCATACTACCATAATCAAATTGTGTTTTAATTTTATGTCCCTGCTTTTTACCTCCTACAATATATTTTTTATAATTTTTAAATACATCATTAAGGACTCTTGTAGTAGTAGGTCCATCTACTTGGAACCACTGTGATTCTGCTTTTAACCACTGATTAGCGGCAGACGCATCTACTTTTTCTAAAGTTCCTGGTAATAATGTTGAAAATTCAGGATCGATGAAATCTGTGTGTCCTGACCAATTAGTGGTAATCATTGGTTTTTTAGATAAACAAAATTCAGCTAAGGGTCTTCCATATCCTTCCCCTTTAGTTAAACTAACCATAGCTTTGACTTTAGGGTGATTATAAAGCTCATTCATATCTTGGTCTGATAGAGCCCCATTTAATATATAGATATTAGGTAAGTTTTTAACCCCTTTAAAATATAATTTTTTAATTTTAAGTATTTTAGATAATAATTCTTCTCTACTCATGTAACTATTCCTCCCAGTTGATGACTTTAAAATTAAAGCAGGTGGAGATTTAGTACCTTTGAATGTATCAAAGAAATATTTTACTAATAACCCAACATTTTTTCTATCATGGCCTATATTTCCATTCATCCAGTGCCCCACAAATAAGAAACAAAAGGATTCTGGGATAGAAGTTAGATCTAATGATACTTCATTATTTGGTAAAAATTTATAAACATCTAAATTTACTCCCTCTAATACAACATGAATTGGTTTTTCTATTTCTATTGTACCAATAATTTGTTGGGTTTGCTTATCTCTTTTCTCAAACTTAGTAACAGCAAATACATTTTTAGAATGTTGGGATGACACCCAATTCATATCCATTCTATTTAACCCCTCTATCCATGTAGAATCACATAAACTACTTTCAATTCCAGCAGTACACCCAATATTATATGTACCTACAGATTGAAATTCACTTGGGATTGTAATCTGCATCCAAATGTCTGGTTTGTTATCTATTTTTATTACTTTATGGTCTAATAAGAATTCCCATTCTTTATGGCTTTCACAGAAACCAAAGGGGGTATCTCCCCATCTTTGAGATAATAACTTTACATCGTATTTTTCGGTTTCAATAATTGCCTTGACTATATCCCGAGATCTACCTCCATATCCACTATAAGTATCAAATGGACAACTTATTATAAAAACTGGTTTATTCATTAATATGTGATTTTATGATTTAAAAATTTTCCTTTATGTTCTGTTGCATTTACTATTTCGAATGTTTCTCTTGGTTCCCATTTCTCAAATAACTCATCAAATGCCTCCATTACCCTTTGTGCTTGATGGGTGGTTGTAAACCCTGCTTCATCACTAATAGCCCATTCCCTACCTTTTACTCCTCTTGATCTACGTTCTTCATCACTTAAAGAATATAATTCTTTTATTCTATCACAAGCATCTTCCCATGCACATCTGTCATCATAGATATAAGGTGTAGGAGGTGAACCTTGTATTGATCTTGAAGTAGGATAAACTGGAAATGCCCATTCACCATGTTCTTTAAATGTACCTCTATGGTTAGAAGGAATATCAGCATCTGGTTCAAACCATTTACCTTTACTATCAACAAACCTCATTTGGTCTTGCATACCACCTGTAGTGTTAGCTATAATAGGGGTTCCTGTTAACATTGCCTCAGTAAGAGTTAACCCCCAACCTTCATTTGATGTTAAAAGAATTTGACAATCGGCTAAGTTATATAAATAATTTAATTCTTTACGTGATACCTTTTTATGAGAAAAAACTATACATTCTTCATAATCCTCACCAAATAAATATTCTGCTACTTTACCTAAATCAGTACCGTGGTCTGTTACTAATTCTGTATGTAATAATAATCTACATTTTAATGCCTTTTCTCTTGGTAATGAATCTAAAAATGACCTAAATGCCATCATAGTATCTGGAATTGCTTTTCTACGTATGTTTCTTGAATTAAAAAATAAAGTAAAATCTATATCATTACTTCCTAATACTGATTTTTGGAATGTTTTAAAACCCGCATCACTTCTTTCTGTGGTAGACATAGGATATAATTCTTTTTCATTTAAACCATGAGGGATATACTTAAATACCCTTTTACTATTGTCACAATCTTTTAAAACTAATTTATTAATATTAACGGTTTGTTTAGATATACCCATTAATAAATCACATGCTTCGTAGTAAGGTTGGTTATATCTAGGAGCTGGGTAATCATCCCAAATATTTAAGTAAGTTATAGGTGCCAATTTCCTTAATTGGTCCTCCATATTAAATATATGTTGAAAGTACCTTGGGTCTGTAATTAACATAATTGCATCTGGTTTTTCCAATTGAAATATGTTATTTATCTCTTGAGCTGTACCATAATTATGTACCGCATAAATAAATACAGATGAATCCTCTATATTAGACTGTTCATTGGTAGATACAGAAATATCTAACCTTTTACCAGCTTCTGGGTGTTTAATAGCCCCTCCTACATTTACCCAATTGAAATGATGTGCTGTACCACATACTATTTCTTTTGCTACAGTTGCAACTCCTGAGTGTACTCTAATGTCATCACAGATTAACATAATTTTCTTCCTTTTGTCTTTAGGAAGATGTTTAAAACTTTTATTCATATTTTTATTTATTTATAACTCTAAATTAGATTGGTTAGTAATTTGTTTTCTAAAATCTTCATCTGTAAGATACAAAAACAAAGCACGATCCGCAAGTTTTTGGAATGAGAATTTTCTTCTTACACATTCTATTTTAAAATCTTCAAATAAATCACTTTTTACTTTTACACTAGTTAGTGTCATTTTTTTTGCATTTGCCATAATTTTTATTTTTAATAACGTTATATATGTACATACGTATGTTAGAATTTTAGTAAATTATACCTTCACCACAATTTTCTTGATCTACTTTATAGGGACAGAAATTACAATTCCATTTTGAGGGTGATTTAGGATAATCTGCATCTTTTATTTGACCACTAGAGTTAAAACATTCGTTTATAAAACCATTAATAGCATTTTTTGCTCTTCCTAACTTAATTTTACCACTTGGGGGAGTAAATGTTTGCACTCTATAAGCTTGATGGGGTGACATTAAGTTTTCATCATCCCAATCTAATACTTTTCTTTTTAAGATAAAAAATTCAATTTCAATCTTTTCAAGGGGGATATTATATTGTTCTGAAAAATATTGTTTGTATAATAATAATTGAAATTGTTTATCTTCATTCTTTTTATCTTGATCTCTCCAACCTCTAGTACTGGTCTTAATGTCGATTATCTTAAATGTATCTGTTGCTTCATGATATGTGACAACGTCAAGATACCCCATGTATAATACGTTACTATACATTTTATTTGGTGCAATTACAATTGGTATTTCACAACCAACTAAATATGTACCTTTTTTACTAAAATAAGCACTACGTTTTTTCTTAAACCATTCTAATATAGCAACACCATCTTCAAAAAACTCTCTCATTTCAGTAGCTGAAGAGAAGTGTTCGCTTTTATTTGATTTGTACTGTCTTTGATATTCGTCTATAAAGGTTTGTTGGAATTTATCTTCCATATCTATTTCCCTATCAGCGGCCGCAAATGAACTTTCGTAAGCTACATCTAGGTAATTTTGTACTACTTCATGTATAGCTGTCCCAAAAACAGTATGTATAGAAGATGTAAATCGTTTGATTTTATCTTTATACTGAAGTTTCCACCTATGAGGGCATCCTCTAAATATAGACATCTGAGAATATGATATATTCTTTTGATATGCATAATTAACAGGTGAAGGTGGGTTATTCCTTATTTCCTTTACTATTTTTGGGAGTTTTTTCGCCAAACTATTTTTTCCATTTATTTCTGCCAACCAGCAAACCTATTATGCCATAATTGGCTATATCAATAAAAGTATCTTCCATACCTTCACCTTCAACAAATGATCTACCATTAACTAATAGATTTTTTAAACGTGAAATTTTATCGGTTAATCTAATACATAACCCAGTTAGTGAGAATTGTTTATCATCGCTATTATTAACGATATCTCCGCCTAAAGCAATGTTATTTAAACCATAGTCCAAATGCTTACGAGCAAACATTTCATATTGTTCTTGTTGTATGTTCGTAAATTCTTCTGATAATTCAGGGTATTCATTTTCGAATTTTTCTACTGCTGTTATTGGAGTCTTTGCATTCATTATTTCTCTATCGCTCATTTTTGTATTTTTTGGAATTGATACTGTTGTATTATTGGTTTCTGACCATTTACTTACTGAACTACCCATTTAGTTGTCCTTTAGTGTCAAAATACTTATCTAATGCTGATAACCTATCATCTGCGTCAACTAACATAATAAGTGCTTCTTCAGCATTTTTATAAAAGTCCCCGGTTGAATGATCTCCAATACCAACTGCTTTATTACCTAATAACTCAAGTGATAATAATGCTTTTGCTCTATCTGCTTGTGCAGATAAACGTAACATATTTACTAATTTGTTCATTTTAATAATGGTTTTATTTCTTTTGTATTTAATCCTCTATTCGATAATATACGACTAATTTGTGGGGTATCCAACAAAGTTATATATTCTCTTGCTTCTTTACTTGAACATTGGAAGTTTTCTTTGATATGGTTAACTAAATCAGTGTTAGGTTGTTTTACCTTAGATTTAATATATTTACTCCACTTATGGTTTTTAGGAATGAATTCTTTATATATAGAATATATCATCCTTTTTTCTTGTGGAGGTAGATCTTGAACATAATTTACAATTTCTATATAATCAGGATTCATTGATATAAATCTGTGTATCATGTAACTATTCCAAACCTCCCAATCTTTGTCTGTAAAAGATTCGACTGGGGGTTTGGTGTTATTAATTGCTTTTAACCAATCAAAGATGTTATTCATCTAGCAAAGTTCGTCTTTAAGTTCCTCTCTTAATTCTACAGGAATTCCTTCACCAAGAATTTTGTTGGTTGATGGATCGTAAAATACAGGAATAGGCATGATCGCATCATTATCTGTACCTGCTACGAATTTAGAAATTTTTCTTAAAATAACTCCGGACATGAATACACTACCACCTTCTTCGTTTTTAAGGCCGGTTGTAGATTTCAAATCAATTTGTGGTTGTTGAACTGGTTGTTCCATAATTTACTGTTTTATTTATTATTAATTAAATTTTGAATTAGTGACATTAGATTTATTTCTTTGTCGATACGAAAGTTAGATTTATATTGATGTTCATTAATGATTATAGCTGCAGTACCTTCTTTTCCTGGGAGGTATTTCTCTACATTATCAAAAAGATACTTAAATGCCTCTTCAAAGTCATTAACATTTGAATCTGCTATAATTTGTCTAATAGTATTAAATTTAGGGGATTTACCTTTAAGTTCCTCCACAATAGCATCCAAATAGTTAGTAGATATTAATAAGGAATTGTCAACTTTTAGTTTTCCTGTTTTGCTGCTTGTTTGAATAGTGTTAAGCATTTTACGCAAATCAGGATAATATTGTTTGACAATACTACCAATGGCATTCGGTTCATAACTTATATTTTCCTTATCACAAATACCAGCTAAATGGATTGCTATTTCCTTTTTTGTTGGAGGGACTATTTTTAATACTTGACATCTTGATTGCAGAGGATCAATAATACGCTCTACAAAATTACACGTCATAATAAACCTTGTCGTACGAGAGAAAGTTTCAATGATATTACGAAGGGAGGCTTGCGCCTGAATAGTAAGAAAATCAGCTTCGTCTAAAATAACCACTTTAATGGGTTCAAATGACATTGTACTAGCAAATCCTGATACTTTATCTCTAATTGTTTCAATACCTCTTTCATCTGAGGCATTAATATAAAGGTAATCGCAATCAAGGTTTTTAATACAAATTTTTGCTAAGGTAGTCTTACCTGTTCCAGCTGGACCATAAAATAAATAATTTTGAATATCGTTGGCTTCTAATTGCTTAGAAATAGTTTCTTTTAGACTAGAACTACCTACGTAGTTTTCAAGTGAAACTGGGCGATATTTTTCATTAAATAGTGTATTAGTTTCCATATTCCCCGTAAATTGAATATTGTTTAATTGGTTCTGGTTTTACTTCTTCTTCTGTTGTTGATATAGCATATAATTCACTTTTTAATGGAGCTAATCTATATTCTCCTCTAAATCCTGTTTTAGTCATATATGCTTCTAATGTATCAGTTAGGGATTTGTGTAACGGGCCATCAGGTTCATTAGCAACTAATCTCCATTTATCCCCTGGAGGAACTCTACGAGCAATTAAAATATACTCTTCTTTTGTTATTTTTTCCATAGGTATAATATACGAAAAATAAATGGGGAAGACAAGCTTCCCCAATTAAATTATTTAGATTCTGCTACAGATGCTTTTTTATAATCTGTAATTACTCTCTTAATTGCTTGTGCTGCCTTTCTAGCCCGTCCTTGACTTGCTTTTGTGGTTCCTACATGCTCTTCTGCTAAAATATTGAAGTTCGCTTCAATAATTTCAAAAATTTCTTGTTTTGTCATTCTTTTTTATTTATTTATTAATTATTAATTATTACATCATTCCTCCTTGAGCATTGTTTTGCAACATTGCCATTTTGTCAGAATCCGATGATTTATCTTGAGTTAATGTACATTCAGTTAATAATACTGTTCCTGCAATAGAAGAAGCATTTTGAAGTGCTAATCTAGTTACTTTAGTTGGATCAATAATCCCCGATTCTTTAAAGTCTTCAATTAATTCAGATTTAAGGTTATATGATTCCCAAGTGCTATTATTCTTAATAATATCACGAGCTAAAATTTGTGAATCAATTGATTCAATCCCTGCATTTTTTAGGATTTGTTCAAATGGTGAACCACAAGCATCAAATACAATTTGGGCTCCAATACTACCTAAATTAATAGCTTGACGAGCAACTAAAAGTGCTTTTCCACCTCCAGGTACAATGCCTTCTTCAATAGCAGCCTTAGTAGCATGTAAGGCATCATCCACTCTATCTTTCTTCTCTAACATTTCAGTTTCTGTATTTCCACCTACGTGTACAATAGCTACACCACCAACAAATTTTGAAAGTCGGTTTTGTAATTGTTCTTTCTCGTATGGGGTTTGAGATTTTCCGATTTGTGTTTGTAGTTCATCAATACGTGCTTCAATTCCTTCTACTGTTCCTTTTCCATCAACAATTGTTGTTTTTTCTTTTTCTACAGTTACTGTTCTTGCTTCACCAAACCAATCCCAACTAAATTTATCAAGCTTCATTCCTTTATCCTTACTGAATACTTGACCTCCTGTTGTTACCGCTATGTCTTCTAATATTAATTTTCTACGGTCCCCAAAATCTGGAGCTTTAACAACACATACATTAACTGTACCTCTCATTTTATTAACAATAAGAGTAGCCAATGCCTCGTTATCAATATCTTCAGCAATAATCAATAATGATTTACCTTGACTTGATACTGCTTCTAAAATTGGTAATAATTCTTTAACTGTGTTTAATTTATGATCCATTATCAAAATAGCTGGATTATCTAGAAAACATGACATTGAATTGTTATCAGTTACAAAATATGGAGATTTATAACCTCTATCAAACTGCATTCCTTCTACAGTTTCTAAGTAAGTATCACCTGTTTTTGATTCTGCTATATGTACAACACCTTCTAAACCAACTTTTTCAATTGCTTGGGCAATTAATTTACCGGTTTCTAAATCATTATTAGCAGATATAGTTGCGATTTGTTCTAATTGGTCCTCAGATGAAATATCTTCTGAGATGTTATCTCTTAATTCTTCTATTACTTCTTTTGTTGCAACATCAATTTGTCTTTTAATTGATACTGCGTTTTTTCCACTATCTAAGTGGCTTAATCCTAAAGAAATCATGTCCCTTGCTAATAAAGTTGAAGTTGTAGTACCATCCCCTGCTTTATCTGCTGTTTTAATAGCTGCTTGTTTAATTAATAGTGTTCCTAATGCTTCACTAGGATCATTTAATGAAAACGCTTTAGCTACTGTAACTCCATCTTTAGTTGATTGAGGTGGTTCCATTTCATTTTTGAATATAACAACATTTCTACCATTTGGTCCTAATGTTGATACTACAGCATCCGCTAGTTTATCAATCCCTACTTTTAATTTTGTTCTGGCATCTTTGCCGTATAAAATTTTATTCTCCATTATTATTTAATTTTTAAATGTTCTTCATCAATTTCACTTAATTTGGTTTCAGCTAAAATATCTTCAACTTCAACAGTTTCTTCTACTTTGGCTAATACTTGGTTTTCAGAACCAATATAATATTCGGTTCCCTCAAATGGGAGTTTTGTAAATCCTTGTGTTGGAAGTACTACTTTATCCCCAATTTTTACTTGTGGTTCTAGTTTGACACCTGAAATTGTGTATCGTCCTGGACCTACAGCTACAACTGTACCAAAGGTGTTTGTATCTTTCCCCATGTCTGGAACGATAATGTTCCCATAAACTGTTTCTTCAGTTTCAATGGGTTTTACAATACATGCATCATAAAATGCTACTAAGTTTTTCATCAATGTAATTTTTAAGGTTATTTGTTATTGTTTTAAAATTGGTAATATACTCGTCTAAATTCTTATGGTCTACTAAATTTGATTGTAATTCTGCTATTTTCATTAGAGCAGCTCCTATAGTAGGATAGTAATACAAAGACTTTTCATATGTTTTAGCATTCCCTTTAGACCTAAAATGAGATGCATCCGAAGTTACATTTTGTTTTACAGTATAACTGTACTCATCTTTAGTAATAAAGAAAGGTTCTAAGTGGGGATCGGTAATAGTCTGAATTGACTTTCGTTTTGTTGTCATATAACTGATTTTAATTAGACGTGAATATACGAATAATATTGCGCTAGGACACGCTTTTTTGGTAAAACTTTTATTTTATTTTAATTGTTTTTGCTTTTTTAGATTCCGCAATTGGAATAAATAGATGAAGCAAACCATCTTTCATTTCAGCTTCTAATTTCTCTAGTTCGAATTTAGATGCTACTTTATAACCTAAGTTAAAAGATCTGGAGGCTAATCCTTTATAAATGTAGCCACTATAATCAAACTCTTCGTCATTAGGTTTATTATAGATAATCTTCAAAAGATCTCCATCAATTTCTAGTTGAATGTCTTTTTTAGTTAGACCAGTACAAGCAACTTCAAAATGAAGTCCTTCATCGTCATAAAAAATATCTAGTGGGTGTGGTTGTTTGTTTTCAAACGTTGTTGGTTGGAAAACTCCGTCTGTCTTAAAAAGATTACGGAATAGTAAGTCGAACGGTGTCCGTTCATTGAATAATGTACTCATATCATTTAGTTTTTGTGAGGCCAAAGCTCTCGGTTTATTATTTGTGAATATAACTGCATGCCCTAGCTATACAATATTAAATTCGGTTATACATATATAAAATTATTTCCCTGTATTAAAGAAAAATACTTGTGTTAATCTAGCTGTATCTATATTATGTCCAAAATAAACAGGTGCGGCATGTATTAATTGAGCATCCCATATTACTAGTCTATTAAACACATTCCCAACTTCATCAACTTTAACATAAGGAGTTTGATCAACCCATTTAATACCATCAAACATATGTACAGGATCAGATGCGTGTCTACCCCCAGTTTTTTTATGTGCCCAAAATGAAGTACCCGCTTCGTAGGGTGCATCTGGGTTTAGGTATAAAGCTCCAGCCCAAGATTGGTTGTCTGCATGATAAACACCTGGTATCCCTGCTTTGTGAGATTGGAATCTAGCGTTCATACCCATATTTTCCCAATCTGTAATTTTTTTACCAATAATTTCTTCAAAGGTATTTTTTAACCCTTCCCAAAAGAATTGTTTTCTAGTTCTTAATCCTAAAAAACCTTCATCATCATGAAACCATTGTTGAAGAGCAAATTCTCTAACCTTTAATGGGTCAGTGAAAAAGTTATCTACTATAAACACCCTTTTATCATAGGAAGGGTTAATAGGAAATTGGTCTGTTTTTATAGTACCCCAATCGCTTTTAGGATTACTATCTTTAATTTTGTTGTTCATTTCTTGCTACGTAATATATACTAGTTAAATCTTCGCTTTCAAATTCTAATTTTAACATTCCTTTTTTAGATAATTTAAAGGAACTTTTAATCATATCTTTGTTAGAATTAAGGATATTTTTAAATATTTCTGAATCAAACGGAATTGGATCATTTAATAGCTCATCATCAATTCTTCCTTGGATCTTATATTGTATTTTGTTTGAATAATTATTACCATCCCCAAATGTAAATTCACTTAATAAAATCCCATCAGCATCTTTTGAGGCATTGATTGTAAAGTAATTATAATCTGATAAAGCATTTTTTGCCTTAATTAAATTTGAAATATCATCTGGGCTTAATTCTAATTCCATTTCCCAAACTTCAGGGTCATTATACATTTTAATTTTTGGGATAATTAAAGGATCACATAAAGAATATATTACATCAAAACCTAAATCTGCAATACTAAGTTTATTTGATAATGCTCCTAGACTATCAGTAGTAATTAACAATTCACCACTTGTTATAGATATTAACTTATTAAGTTTATTTGTATCAAAAATACCTAGTTCACAATCTTCCAGATCAAATTTGTTTAATTCTACCTTACATGCCCTACCTGATTCGCCAGCATATACTACTAATTTATTATCGTTAACTCTCCATTTTACTGAATTAAATTTACCATTAAGGTAATATTTGGAAATGAATGAAGTTAATAAATTTTTATTTACCATTATTTTTATTTTTAAATTTCAAAAGATTCTAAAGCGTTTACATAAGGGTTTATATCAAATGACCATTGAAGGTCACTAAAAAACCCCTCTAGTTTATTTAATAAAATAGATTCAAATATCATTTTTCTGTCTGCATAAACAGCTAAAAAATCCTCTATCTTTTTAGGCATATCGTGTTCTACAAATGCTATAGCTTCAATTTTATATGGGTTATCTTTTAAGTATACCCATTTAATCTTATCAGCATCCGTGATTAAATTATGTTTTCTATCTAAACCCCAAAATTTAAGTAAATCATTATATTTAATAGAAGCTCGTACAGATGCAGGAGCACCTAACATTCTTTTAACTCCTGGGGTTGTACTTGGTACTTGAATAATTTCTGTAAATATTTCTCCGGCTAATGGTTTCCTTCCAGAATATTTAGATATTTTCTTTACAGATGTTGGGTTACCTAACTGAGATAAAGGTATAGTACCATCAAGTATTTGTTTTCTAAATACTTTTATTTGATCTATAATAATATCTTTATTTTCGCCTTTAAGTACTTGTTTTAAAATCCCATTAAAAAATTCTCCTAATATAGGTGGAAAATTTGCCTTCATAAACTCTAAACCTTTAATATCTAGTGTCTCTTTAGCAATACCCTCTTGTTTTGTAATCCATTGAGCATACCTTCTTGTATTTCTAAAATAAGCAGAACGGATAACACATTCAGTTTTCATTTCTAACCAATGAGGTTGTTCAAACCAGTCAAACTGTTTAACATTAAAACAATCTACGGCTAAATTATCATAATGTTCTGTAATAATATCTTGGTATTTTAATGCTACTTTTTCTAAAATATCATCCTTTTTATTATCTTCAAATTCTTCAAAATTTGGGTATAAGTGAAGTAATAATGGTTCGGCATTAAAGTAATTAGAATCAGTATCAACATAAGCACAATAATTTTTGTCTTCTGTATCGCAAATAAACCAAGGTGTTTCTTCTAAATATTTCATTAATATCCTTTATATGATTTTTCTTCTACTAATCCTGACGATGTTAAAATATTAATTAATTTTTTAACTTCACATCTTTTATCATTGGTAATATACACAGAACGAGCCAGTTCTACAAATTCTTTGTCAAATCTCTTCTCACGTTCGCAATCTCTAATCCAATCTTCTATATCCCAAAGTTCACCATTAATCTTAGCTAATTCAAGATAATGATTTTGGAGTTGACCATCGGATTTTTCAAATAATTCTACAACTAAAGGATTTAAAGCATCAAATTCATTCTGAATATTAATTAACTTATTTTTATCTTTTATAGTTAATAGTTTTATTTCTAAAATTGATATTTTATCTAATAATTCTCCGTTTGATACTTCTACTAACATATATATTTGGTTTTAAAATGTTCTTTCACCTGGTAATGGTGGTACTGTTATTGGTTTGTTTCCGTTTGAATCTAAATCACTTCTTTCGATTAATTCTACTTTATATTTTATACCTGCTACTTTAAATGTACCACCCTGCTTAAGCATTTTTCTAAAAAAGTTTTCTTGGGTTTCACTCCAACCCTCACTTCTAGAAATTAGTTCTTCTTTAGGGATAATTCCACCTTCTACTGTGATTATTTGGTTACTTCTAATTGATTGTTTTTTAAGTGTCATATTATTATGCGATTTATGCGCGTTTTACGCGCGTTTAACGCGCTACCTCTATTTTTGCGCGAGTTTATATATCTAATTTTACTTCGTTTCTAATAACTTTATTCATATGTTTATTAGCACATAAAGCAGATTCTTGTATAATTCTGTGACCACTTAATGTAATTGCTTCACTTAAAATAGCATAATTCATTCCATACCTAAATGAAGGTAAAGCAGTAGCCCCATACAAACTATTAAGTAAAATCTTCATAGTATATTGCATTAAATGGTAATATTCTCCTTTTTCTTTATCACCAGATTTATATGCTTCTTTCATTTTACCTTTATATAACTTTCTTTCAGTAAACCACTTATGTAATACTGTAGACAGGGTTGACTGTCTGTCTGTAGTAAACATAGACCCATTAGCTGAAAGAGTTAAGTTATTTTGGTCAATCATCTTTATTAATCTCTTAACATCAACTCTAGCTTGTATTCCCTTATGGTTTTCAACTATTAATTCTTCTTCAGGATCACGTTCTTTTAGGTCATTAAGACCTAACCTATTATTACGGTCGTCAGCATCTATAATACGACCCTTATAAGTTTCTCTACCTATGTTTAAAGACATAATTATAGAAGGGTACAATGATGTTAAATCCTCATCAAACATATACTTATACAACCCAGCAGTAGGACAAAATAAATAACCACCAGCATACCCCTGTTTTTTCATGGGATTACTTTCTTTATTATTTGGTACAATGCCTTGACTTAATAAATAAGCTGAAATTGCTCCATCTTGTGTTACACTGTTAAAATATACTTCACTATAATTATGTTTTCCTTTATGAGATATATTTTTAGTCAATGCAATATATTGTAATTTTTCATCCAGTAGTTTTAAAATCTCAACATCCCTAAAGTTATATTTAACAAACTTATTTATATCATCTGCGTATAAATCATTAAGATTACCATCATATTCAATCTTCTTCATACCAGCATATTTTTCACCAATAGCATCTAATTTCCAACTCGGTTCATCCTTCCAACTATACTTTTTATGTAAACGAATGTAATCTAAAGACTCAATCCCTTTAATATCAACAAACATATTCTGTTTAAAGAAAAATTTACTGTATTTTTTTGAAGTAACAGGTTCTTCCAATATCCCATAAAGGGGTGACATTTGGTCAGCAATGTCCTTTCCACATACGTTACAAATTCTATGGTAAGTGTAAGGGTTATCAAAATAATCACTATTGTAACCAATTAATATGTCCGGTCTAATATCTTGAATAACCTCTACCCAAAACATTAATAATTCTCTTTCTGTTTTAAATGCAACAACTTTCTTTGTTTGGTCATTGTCTATTTTAACTTTACCTTTTGGGTCTAATACTAAACACCCCCAACTATCTGATTGTTTGTGCCAAAATGCTATTGAAGTAATAGGCATAGGGGCACTTGCAATATATTCTTCAGTTAGTGCTCCTCCAATTTCACACTCAATATCATAAAATAATTCCTGGTGTCCTGTAGATGGTTCATCATTAGTTCCATATCTTTCAATAAGGAATTTTTGATGGGCGTTCATATCATGAAAATGTAAATTGGGGGTATTTTTATGTCTATAATCTGGGTTTTTAGAGTGGAACCAATTAGTTGTTGGTCTTAAAGATTCACCATTTATACCCTTAATAGTATAGTTGTCTTCATCTTCTACATAAGCAATATCTTCAAATGGTATCGTTTGGTGTGTACCATCGGATTCCCATAAATGCATCTCCCATATATTGCTTTTGATTTTTCTTCCTTTGTAACACTTTTTATACATTTATAACCTTTTATATTTGGGTAAATATACGAAGGCTCCCTACGGGAGCCTAAGTTTTATATAATTGTTTCTGCTAGATAATTTTTAGCTAATTCTTCTGTTGTAAAGAACTGTGATAAATCAGGTCTAAAGTAATTTATATTCTTCATTACCTTCCTATCCCTTGTTCTATATACAATCCAATAATCACCTACTTTTTCACTATGGCATGGCTCAGCTTGTTCTTTAGAGCGGAGGGTGATAGTCTCCATGGCTTCTTCCTCAGATATGCAAGATTTTGACATATTACTTGCTTGTACTTCTTGATACGCGGGCCATATCTTATCCTTAAGACCATGTAACATAGTACCGTTCCCAGTGGCAACATAAGTAAGGTCACACAAAGCATCCAAAACTTCCACGATGTTTCCGTTTTCGCAAGCTTGTCTATATTCTTCGAGTTCCTCAAGTACAAAGTCGTATACAAATTGCCACTCCTTTTTTTCTGGTATTGTTGGTTCATAAGCATTTGGTTTTCCAAACGTACTGTTAAAGATTTCTACTTCATTAACAAAAGGCACATCGGTGTTTTTCTTTTGTGGGTCATCAAACCCAAAATCTAATTGATTACTCATTAAGATATTATTTTAATAATTTTTGTTTTTACTACTTTATTTACTTCAAAGTTGCTTTCACCTTCAAATTCTTTAAAGACTTTAGCTTCTGCATCAGTAGGTGATACTGCTTCTACTAAATATTTTTCAGTAATCTTTTGTATTCTACCTTGCTCGTTTTCTAATGTGATTTTTACATCTACTTGCCAATAATTCATAATTTTCTTTGTTTATTTATGTTTATTAAATTTAAATTCTTCCATTTTTTTACCCACCATATTAGTATTTTCTTTAGGCATTGTCAACCCCCCAATATAATTACCATCTGCTAGATGAGAAAATTCATCTTCAGATTTGTAAAATTTATCTGCTTTATCTCTCCATTCTTTAGCTCCGGGTTTGAGATAATCCTGAATAGGTTTTGAATCTTTAGTTTCCCAAGGATAAATTAACCATTCATCTCCTTCATGTATGTCAGCCCACATACTAGGTTGAAAACATGATGTGTGGGGTTTATAATGTAATACTGCTGTCCAAACACCTGGGGCTTTTTCTAATGTAACCCCTGAATCACATATGTCGTCTACTACTAAAGTATTAGGTAAAATAACATCAGTATAAGGTAAACCTAATTTATGTGATATTAATACTGCTGGAATTAATCCTCCTCTAGCGATACCATGAACTGAATCTATGTTAGGTTGATCATGTCGGATTTTATTACATAAGTCATCAACCGCGTCATTAACATCATCCCAACTAAGAAATATTTTATTGTCTGCTTTTAATGCCATTTCTCTTATATATTATGTCCTCCGTTATTAATTTTGATTGAATCAAAATATTCTTTACGGGCTAAATTTGTATTATCTTTAAATACACCTGATGCCTTAGTTGTAATCATTGAAGCACCTTGATGTTTAACACCTCTACAACTTACACAATTATGCCCTGCTACTACAGTTACAATAACTCCTTTATTACCCTCAGTAATTTTTTCTACTGCATTATGAATAGCTGATGTTAATTGTTCTTGTATTGCTCCTCTTCTACCAAATAACTCTACAATTCTATTTAGTTTAGATAAACCAATTACTTGACCATCTTCTCCTGATATGTATCCAATATGAACAACACCATCTATTGTTTGGTGATGATGAGAACACATTGAAGTTAATGGTATATTACGTTCAATAATAATACCATCATAACCATCCGATGGGAATGAAGTTATTGGGGACATTGCTGTGTATCTACCGGCCCATAAATCGTTGACATATGCTTTAGCTACACGTTTAGGAGTTTCCATTGAATTTGGATCACTTTTCCAATCACATTTTAATGCTGTTAAAAAGGCACCAAAGGCCTCAGTTGCATCTTCAATCATGTGTTGTTTTTGTAAATCATTTAATGGGAATCCAGGTGCTACACCATTGGCAAACCCTTCTTGTACCACTTCTAACTCTTCGTGGATTTTTCTACGTTTGTTCATTTATATAACTTTTTATTTTATCAATTAAAACTAACACCTCGTCTGGTTCCATAGTTATGGCACAACAGACG